AGATCGGTGATCTGATTAGCCTCACGCTGATGAGGTTTGGCTACGCCTACAGTATCTACAACAAGATGATGATCTGGTCATCCGCGCTGGATGAGCATGGAAAAATATGGAAGAACGTAAAATGAAAATCGGAATGATAAAATTTGGCAAAGCAAGACCAGCACCCAAGGCAGTTATTGTCGATGTGTCTTACGATAAAGAGACTGAGGCAACCTTGTTTAAGATTGGATTAGAGTTGTTAAAAAAGGATAAGGAAGCCGTGATTGAATATGTAATTCAAGAATCATTGGCATATCAATTAAAAAAATGAAACAAGCATTAGTAACGCAATCGTTTGGTGAGGATTGGCAGAAGATTATTGATCTAACTAGGCCGAGGATGGAGGCGTACTGCAAACGCCATAGCACTGACTTCATTCTGATTGACAAGCCTCTTACCCATCCAGCCCAATACTCAAAGTCTGCCATTGGAAACATCATGGCAACCAAGGGCTATGACCAAGTGACATTCGTTGACGCAGATGTTTTGATTGCAGCCGATTGCCCGAAGCTATCCGATGACGCTGGGGTGTTCTGTGCCTTTGACGAAGGAGCTTATCTGGATCGCAAGCCAGATATGGTAAAGCTGGCTGGAGCTTTTGGCGGAGTGATCGAGCCTAAGTTCTACGTCAACACTGGCGTGTTCGTAGTTCATACCAAGGCCGTTGGTATATTATCAATGCCACCCATTGGCCTGCACCCAAATCACTTTGCCGAGCAGACCTGGCTCAACGTGATGGCGCACTTGTGGAACATCCCACTAACCGAGCTTGACCCGTCCTTCAATTGCATGACCAGCGTGGAGTCGCACTTTGGATTGGACCGCTACAAGGACGCGATGATTATTCATTACGCTGGGCAGTCGAACGATCTAACTAGATTATCTAACCAGATTAAAGAAGACGAAGCGAAGCTGGTGGAGCTGGGTCGGTGAGGTCAACCCAACTATGTCGCGGTGATTACGATGACAGGGTGCAGCAGTTGGCTGGTGAGGTTGCACTCCAAGCTATCCGCGACCTGCGGATGCTACGCAAGCGAGGGATGGTTAAGGGCATGAAGATTGTTAAGGATCACACAGGCGTGCCACTCAACGATGCGCTGGAGTATAAGAACTCGCACGAGGTGCAGAAGCTACTGCGTGACTTCAAAACGGGTGTTGTCTCCTGGTGGTGCAGAGCCAGCGGGGTGCAGATCGACAACCGCACGTTGCTGCGGAAACTAAAGGAAAACGACTATGTTCTGCCTACTTGATCTAGCTGGAGTTGTTTGGGTAATCGGTTGGTTTGTCCTTTACAGTTCGCTGACTTTGTCGGCAATCTATTGTGCGTTGTACATCATCTTAAAATTGATTGACTACATAAAAAAGGAGCTGGATCTATGAGGAAAAGAAAAGCTGGAAAGCATATTAAACTTCTAAAGGTTGAGGAGTACGATGCAGTCAAGATTACAGTCAATGTTGACGACGATCTGTACGAAGCAATGGCCGAGGCTGGCCGCCAGCATATTGTCAAAGACAAGAAAGCGTGCTTTGAGTATGCGCTGAATAAGGCGTTGATGGAAGTGATTGAGGAACTCAAATGAGCGAGTTTAAGCAAAAGGTATTAACCGCATCAGTAGATCGCTACGTCCTAACCAAGACGCAGTGCGAGATGCTGCGCCAGGATGCAGAAGTGATCGGGATGAAGCGTGCGCCAGTGCTATCGAAGAATGGTGTAACACGTACGGTATCACGTACGCGAACCTGCTCATCGTGCTGGATACCGTATGCCAAGCATTATAACTGGATCTATAATATCATGCGCGAGATAACTGAAGGCATCAATGCCGAGCAATGGCGATTCGACATCCAAGGCATCCAACAGTTGCAGATACTGCGATACCGCCCACTACAGAAGTTCTCTTGGCATTGGGACACCTACACATCCGAAGCACCAGTACGCAAGCTGACTGCTGTGGTCAACCTATCCGCGCCAGAGGAGTATATTGGTGGAGGCTTGCAGGTTAAGGCTGACATGGAGAACGCTCAGTTCGTCCGCGAGCAAGGAGCAGGTTGCTGGTTTCCATCCTACCTGGAGCATCGTGCGCGTGCGCCTATATGGGGTACACGCTGGGTGCTTGTGGCTTGGTTTACTGGACCTGCTTGGCGATAATGGCAACGCTAAACGAGAACATCCCTAGCTTCAAGGCTATGGTGAGGAAGTCTTTCTTTACCAAGACTGAGTCGGACAAGGAGTTTTACAACGTCTATGTGTTTGCCTTGCAATCTTGCGCTGGGGCAATACTAACCTTCCACGTTATGACTGACTCTGGAATGCTGCGGAGTCGAGTACCGCTGTCGGAGATATACACTCACGAGCCAGAGGCCGACATCCCATTCAACTACAAACAGCTTTGGGATTGCTTCTCCGAGAATGTAACTGTAACCGAGTACAGCTTCCTGGCCTACCATCGCGCGCAGATACTACTGCGGGATGCGACTAAAGTTTGGGGTACATACTTGTTTACTGTGGATTGGTTTAACAATCCCTACAGCGATGAGCCATCCGACTACAAGTGCGGTCACGTCTTTGCTGGTGACGATGGCTACTTGCTCTGTATGCCAAACAACCGCATCTTCTGGCGGGATAGCAATTGGGTTACTAAGAAGTTGCCCGATAACTTAAAGCAGTTTCGAGTTGATACTGACCTGCCATCCGTGGAGAATCAGAGTGACAAGTGGGTGACTGAGGATACGGATTCTTTTTACTACGACATTAAAGAAAGGGATACACAATGAATGTAGAGGCCAAGAACAGATTGAAGTGGGCGAGGGATATGCTTGCCATCGCTAGGGAGAAGCTTGTCCTAGAGCGTAACCGAGCCACTCACGGGCGTTCTATAGATATGATCCAGATCATCACGATGGTGGATGCTGCGAGCTTGGTTTGCAAGGAAGTGGTAGGTGAAGAATGAAAACAAAGGATGAGCTGGCAATGCAGGTGAAGAAGGAGTGGGATGAGAAGGGATGGAGATGGAAGCTATCTCTATCTGCTGGTGGATTTACCAGCGAGATACATTGCTATGGAACTGCCGAGGAGGAATACTTTAATTGCGTTAAGAACTTGGTTGACCACGCCTACCAGATGCAGAGCGTGTAAAAAGGATTGACGCAATAAACCTAAACAATAGAAAGGAACACCAATGAACGTAATTAAGGAATGGATTCTTGTCGGAGCAGGATTGGCAATAGGAAAGCTTCTTGTTGCCATTGCAGTTATCACAGTAGTCACAGCTATTCTTGCTGTGTTCTTTATTATAGAGGAGAAAACCAAATGAAACTATGGACAAATAACACAAACGCAATTCACAAAGTCGATGACAATATGCTCTACCCGCGCACTACCTATGTGTTGCCCGATGAGCTAACTGGACCAACCTGGGACGATTCAATCCCTTGCCCACACAAGATCAAGCCCTACTACAAAGGGCGAGCTGCTGGTGGTGCAACAGCCGTTTACCGCGCTGGTGCAATTGGTGACGCGATCATCGCGACTGCCTTCGTCAACTACTTGGTGCAGGAGTCGGGTGGGGTTGTGGAGGTTTACGCTCCTGCTCGCAACCTGCCTCTCTACGCTGGGCTGGGTGCAAAGCTGTGGCCGTTGCCATCCTCGCTGGAGGCATGGGATAGTTTCGATGCCCACGTTCCAACGGACGATTTGTTCAGTGGGCAGGTTGGCAACACGAAGCTAGGCACTGGTCCTGGCAATTGCTACCAGAGGATCTATGAGTGGATGGGAGTATGGGACGAGAAGACGATGGCGAAGTATTGTAAGCCAGTTCTGCATCTCATCGAGCCAGACCACGAAGAGTTGAGGGCGATGGGCAAGTGGCCGTTGCCTAGTCCTTTCTTTGCCTATCACGTTTCTTCGAGTGGTCCTACCCGCACCTACCCGCCAACGATGGGGCAGGAGGCGGTGCTGGCATTACTTGAGGCTTACCCAAAACATCACGCTGTTATCATTGGGCTGGACAACTCAAACAACTTTAAGGTGGATCATCCGCGAGTGATTGACCTATTCAACTGCACTAAGGCTGTGCGCTCGCTGTTCCCGATTATCAGCGGGGCTGACTTTGTTGTCGCGCCAGATAGTTCAGTCAATCACATGGCTGCGGGGTTGGATACGCCGTGCGTGTCGTTGTGGGGTTCGTACGATCCAAAAGATCGCGTTTCTTTTTACCCTAAGTCAGTGCCAGTATTCAAACCCGATACCTGCCCACACGCGCCTTGCCGACCGCACGCTGGCTTGCCACAGGCCAAGTGTAAGGATGCGAGCAATCGCACCCCGAAGACCCAATACTGGTGTAATGCTCTGCGCAATATTACAGCGCAGGATATTGTTGAAGCATCCAGAAAGGCAATAGAACTAGAAAGCAAATAACTAACTGGCGTTGTGGTATGCAAGGAGATCTTGCATCGGGCGTTTCCTCAGTGTGTCTACCCCTTGAATCAGAGCCAGTTTGAATTTTAATATGAAGACTCCTTTAATCATATCATTCGGAGGAGGGACAAATTCAGCAGCGATGCTGATTGAAATGCAGAAGCGCGGGGTTATTCCAGACCTTATTTTATTTGCAGATACTGGTGGCGAGCTACCGCAGACTTATGAGTTTGTTAAGATATTTTCTGATTGGTTGGTTAAACACGATATGCCAGAAGTGGTTACCGTGAAGTACGCCAAGGAAACTCTCGAAGAGAATTGCTTGCGCCAGAATATGTTGCCAAGTCTGGCCTACGGATTTAAGGGATGCTCACAGAAATATAAGATCCAGCCACAGGATAAGTTCGTCAACAACTGGCAACCAGCCAAGGATTGCTGGAAGGCTGGCGGCAAATGTTTGAAGCTGATTGGGTATGACGCTGGCGAGCATCACCGAGGTAAGATACCAGAGGACAAGAAGTACATCTATGAGTACCCGCTAGTGCGTTGGGGTTGGGGCAGAAAGAAGTGCGTTGAGGTTGTGGCAGAGGCTGGGTTCAAGCCAGCCAAGTCATCGTGCTTTTATTGCCCAGCAATGAAGAAGCACGAAGTTCTTGATCTTGCCAAGAACCACCCTGCTCTGGCAGAAAGAGCAATAGCAATGGAAAACAATGCTCACCTTAAAACTGTTGTTGGTCTTGGTCGCAACTGGAAGTGGGAAGACTTAATCAGATCAGATGCAAGCCAAATGAAATTATTTGAGGACCTGCCAGACGAAGTGCCTTGCGGGTGTTATGACGGATGACCACAGCACAACGGCAAGCTGAAGAGATCGTAGGCCAAGTGGATTGGCAGTCCGAGAATCACGGGCTGTGCAAGTGTCCAGGCGAGGCTGCACATACCAGCCACACTCGCATCAGAGATACAACGGTGTTCGTAGATGGCGCGCCGACAATCTTCTGCTGGCATACTTCCTGCACGCCGTATCGGGATGAGGCCAACCGCAAGTTGCGCCGAGCTATATCAAGCGATGTGCTTTACAGGCCAGTCAACATTATGTCGGGTGGCACGGCTGTACCCAAGCTGGTCATCAAGAAAGACCCACACTCCGAGGTGCTGGACAGGATTAAGACGATTGCTGAATCGAACAAACAACGATACTTGACTCACTACAATTGGGACCCAGCGGATATGTACGAGGAAAGTCCGACCAAGCTTGCCGATCCAGCACAGGACTATCAGTTGTTCCTATCGCTGTTCAACGCTCTTGACAATATCTGGATAGGCAACGTAACGGACAGCGGTAAGCATCCACAAAACTTTCGCATCGCCTACGAGTGGAAGAAGCTGGATGAACCAATCGGGCAGTACACAACTGGAGCGAGCTACAAGCAGGGTACAGTAAGCCGATCCAACGATACGGTTGAGCATAGGGTGTTCTTGGTTGTCGAGTCGGATGTACTCAGCAAGCCAGAGATGGGCGCGGTGTTCCAATTGATGCGCGATTTATTCAGCATGAAACTACACGCTGTCGTGGATACTGGCGGAAAGAGCTTGCATGGTTGGTTTGAGATGCCACCAAAGAACGAATGGGTGGATCAGTTAAAAGCTTTTCTTATTCCGTTAGGATGCGATCCTGCAACATTCAAACCCAGTCAACCCGTTAGGATTCCTGGGGCAAAGAGAGAAGACAAAATGCAAAGCCTATTATGGTTTTGCAAAGGAGGAAAATGATAGAGCCAGCAGTAGCACTTGGTATCAAACCGAAGACGGACGAGTGGCCGCCAATCAAATCTTATGCACAACTTGTTAAGGAAGACTTACCCGCACCAGAGACGTTAATTGAGGGAATGCTGCACCGAGGCGGGAAGATGTTGCTGGGCGGAGGAAGCAAGGCGTTTAAGAGTTGGTCACTTATTGACCTAGCCCTTTCGTTACACGCTGGCGTGCCTTGGTGGGGGCAGCAGTGCAAGATGTCGCGGGTGTTGTTCATTAACTTTGAGATTCAAGAGTGGTCGTTCCGCAATCGTTTAGCTGATGTTATCAAAGCCAAAGGACTAGAAGACAAGGCCGATGACTTTGATGTGTGGACGCTCCGAGGTCACGCTGCTGACTTGACTCTCATCCGTCCTATGATTGAGAAGCAGATTGAAGGTAAGGGATACCAAGCGATCATCCTCGACCCAAACTATATGCTGATGGGCGAGAGGGATGAGAACAGCGCGGGCGATATGTCATCATTGATGAACGAGTTTGAGTACCTAGCCACACGCCACAATCTGTCGATTATACTAAGCCACCACTTCAGCAAGGGTAACAAGTCGGGTGCGGAGTCGATTGACCGCTTTAGTGGGTCGGGCGTGTTCGCCCGCAATCCAGATACGTTGGTCGTTCTGACTGCCCACGAGGAGGATGAGAAGACTTACACTTGTGACATCACACTGCGTAACTTCCCGCCAGTAGATAGCTTTGTAGTTCAGTGGCATTACCCGCTGTTCCAAGCCAACTTTGCACTCAACCCCGACAAGCTAAAGAAGCCAGGCGCACACAAGGCGGTTGACGATAAAAGGTTCTTAACTGAGATGGGTAGCAAGCAGTGGCAAGCGGGTGATTTATGTCGTCATATCATCGAAAAGTTGGAAGTATCGGAAAGCACGTTTTATAGGTATCTAAAACGCCTTCATAAAGCTAACAAGATATTGTCTGACAGTGGCTTGTATATTGCCAATCAGACCGCTTTCTAATCCACTTTCAAAACACTATCATTCCTTGAGCAGTCAGACTCCTTATATATATAAGGAATAATTCGCGAAGGAAAAGTAGGAACAGGACTCCTTTAGTCCGTCCTGTCCCTACTACGCTACGCTATTTCCGTAGCGTTCTCCTAAATGAACAAACAGGGCTGGCTGGGCTGGGCTGGCTCGCACACGCTCACACCTGCTGAGACGGAGTTGGTGATAAGGTGGTGGGTGTGGTACAATCGTGAAATGAACAACTCAAAGCCAGGTCTATACGCCAACATTAACGCCAGACGCAAGGCTGGCACTAGCCGTCCTAAATCTAAAAGCACCATCAGCCCCAAGGTGTGGCGCATGATGAAAGCCAAGAAGGGTGGGTTTGAATCACGATAGAGAGCA